TAAAAGAAGAGATCATGAAGAAACACGAAGCTGCGATAAGCAACCAAAGAGACTCAGGGGCTTATTCGATAGATGAGCCTTTCGAGATCGATGGATTGAGCGGAACGCTCAGACCGTTTCAAAAAGCCGCGGTAAAATACATTTGCAATAACAAACGGGTTATCATCGCCGATGAGCCCGGACTCGGAAAGACAATCGAAGCGTTAGCGGCGGCGCATAGTCTTAACGCTTATCCGATAGTGGTAGTATGCCCTGCATCGCTGAAATTAAACTGGAAACACGAAGCGGAAAAATGGCTTATCGGGAAAACCGCTTCGATATGGGATTCAAAAAATAAAGAAAAAACGGATATTATCATAACAAATTACGATATAATTGCAAAGCTCGCCGGCGACCTTCGAGCGGCAGAGCCGAAAACGGTTATATTTGACGAAAGCCATTATATCAAAAACCGTAAGAGTCAACGAGCAAACGCCGCGAAAGAAATCGCAAAAGGCGTCGAAGTTGTTATCGAATTGACGGGAACGCCCGTTATGAATCGAGCGGAAGAATTGATAAACCAGCTCGCGGTTATCGGACGCCTTGAAGATATGGGCGGCGCGTGGACGATTCTCAAGCGTTACTGTTGGAGTACGAGCCGAACAGAAGAATTTAACCAGAACCTACGCGCGACGTGCTTTGTTCGGAGAGAAAAAAGTACCGTTCTCAAAGAGCTTCCGAAAAAGCAAAGGGTCGTAATGCCGGTATCGGTGAATCTTGGCGACTACAACCGGAAAAAGAAACAAGTTATCGAATATATTGCAAACAAAATGCGGGAAGACAAAGACCTGATGGCACGGGTTGAAGCGGCAAAAACCAAAGAAGAGAAAAAGGCGATTGTCAAAGAATACCGAAAAATCGCGAAAACGTTGTCAGCCCTTCTTCCGGAAATAGAAGAATTGAAACAAATTGCGGCAGAGGCGAAAATGCCCGCCGTGATTGAATGGATAAAAAGTTTTCTTGAAACAGAAAAAAAGCTTGTAGTGTTCGCTCATCATCAAAAGATAGTAAAAATGCTTGCGAAAGAATTTGGAGTACCCTACATCAATCAGGAAACGTCGTTAAACGAACGGCAAAGGCAGGTAGAAGCGTTTCAAAACGACCCGAACGTGAATCTTATCATCGGGACACTCGGAACCATGGGCGTAGGACTAACGCTTACGGCGGCAACCGACGTTTTAATTGTGGAACTCGGGTGGAATGCGGCGCAGGTAGACCAAGCCGAAGATAGAATACACCGTATCGGTCAGGAAGGTTCGGTAACGGCGTGGTATATCGTGGCAGAAGGCACAATAGAAACAGAGCTGATGGAAATGATCGAGCAAAAGCGCGCCCTTGCGACAGAGATTACAGAAGGCATAGGGTCTGCGTCCGCGCGAGAAGCCCTTGAAAGAATTATAAAAACGCTCCTTGACGAATAATAATATAAAAAAATGATATAATTGACTATATAAAGGAGGGGAGAAAATGACAAAAAACATCTGTATTAGCATTAAGAACTTCGCCACGTATCAGCGGGCTAAAGCGGTTGCGGCTCTACGCGGTGAGAAGATTTCGCGGTTAGTTGAAAAAATGTTTGAACAATACATCGCCAAAAACACTGTGCAAGCAAACCATATTAGCAAGTCCGAATAACAGAAGGGGTGAAATGCATTGGAATTTGTGGAAAAATACTCTATTGAAAAGCTAACCCCGTGGGAAAACAACCCGCGGGACAACGAAATTGCCGCAGAGCGACCGGGCCCTTTTTTTGTTGCGAATTTTTCGGGAGGGAACAATGCAAATTAAAGAGATAAAGCCGAATCCAGATAACCCGCGAACGATAAAAGATGAAGCGTTCAAGAAGCTCTGCGAATCAATCAAACGAGACCCCGAATTTATGGTGATACGCCCGATCGTTGTGGATGACAACGGCGTTATTCTCGGTGGCAATATGAGATACCGCGCGATTCAACACTTAGGGATGAAAGAAGTCCCGGACGATTGGGTTGTGAAAGCGTCGAATCTTACCGAAGAGCAGCAACGGCGATTCATCATCGTAGATAACGCGCCAACGGGTATGGCCGGAGATTGGGATATCGATATGCTTGCAAATAAGTGGGACATCCCGGAGCTTCTGGAGCTTGGGTTTGATTTGGATAGTCTCTCTGATCTCGATATCGGGAATCTCGCAGACGGTTTAACCGGTTCAAGACTCGGGAAGAGCACGTTGAGAGAAAAGTTCGTTGTTCCACCGCTATCTGTATTAGATACGCGACTCGGATACTGGCAAGATAGAAAAAAAGCGTGGAAAAGTCTTGGAATCGCGAGCGAAACCGGCAGAAAAGAAAACGCATTGTATAAATCCAAAGAAACAAAAGACCCCAAGTTTTACTATAAAAAGGCAAAAACCGAAAAATTGCTCGGAAGAGAAATTTCGGCGAAAGATTTCAAAGCAAAATACTACCAAGGAAGTTCGGGGGCATTTGCTTCCGGCACTTCAATCTTCGACCCCGTTCTATGCGAGATAATGTACCGATGGTTTACACCGCCTCAAGGCGTCGTGCTTGACCCATTCGCCGGTGGTTCGGTGCGCGGAATCGTCGCGTCGGTTCTCGGACGTGATTACGTTGGTGTGGATTTACGGCAAGAACAGGTTGACGCGAATCGCGAACAATACGAGAGCGTCCGCAAAAAAGAAGTAAGTTTGTTTGAACAAGCGCCACTCCCAACTTTCGACGATGACAATATGCCGCAGATGACGTGCGTTGAAAAGCGCGGAAGCATTTGGGTTAAGCGTAACGATGAGTTTGTGATAGGCGGCGGGCGAGGCGGGAAAGTTAGAACCTGCTGGAGTTTGGCACAAGGCGCGACCGGTTTGGTAACAGCCGGAAGCAGAAGCAGCCCGCAAGTAAACATAGTGGCGCAGATCGCTCGAAAGCTCGGAATACCTTGCAGAGTGCATACACCGACCGGCGAGCTTTCTCCCGAAGTGAGAACGGCAGAGATGGCCGGAGCCGAAATCGTTCAACACAAAGCCGGATATAACAATGTCATCATCGCAAGAGCAAGAGAGGACGCCAAAACGACGGGATGGCGTGAGATACCGTTCGAAATGGAATGTCAAGAAGCCATTGACGCGACCGCTGCGCAGGTTGAAAACATACCATCCGAAGCAAAGAGAATCGTGATTCCCGTTGGCAGCGGGATGTCTTTAGCCGGGCTTCTTCACGGCTTGATAAGATACGGCAAGAGAATCCCGGTAATCGGCGTGATAGTGGGGGCCGATCCGACAGATAGGCTTGACAAGTACGCCCCGAAGAAATGGCGTGAGATGGTAGATTTAGTCAAGAGTGATTTGAAATATGATGAATACGCAAAACAAACAACCATCGAGGGTTTGGAACTCGACCCGATATATGAGGCAAAGTGCATTCCGTTCATCAAGCCCGACGATTTACTTTGGGTTGTTGGAATAAGAGCAACCGCAGCAACGAAAAGCGAATCAAAGAAAGGTGATGTGGTATGGCACGCTGGGGATAGCCAGAACATAGATAAGATATGCGAAGGTATACAAGCCGATTTTGTGTTCTCTTGCCCGCCGTACTACGATCTCGAGGTATACAGCGACGATCCGCGAGATTTGAGCAATATGAATCCCGATGCATTTATCAAGCAGTACCGGGACATTATCGCTAAAACGTGCGCGCTTCTTAAAAACGACCGATTCGCCGTGTTCGTGGTAGGCGAGGTTCGAGATAGCAAGGGTATATATCGGCGATTCGTGCCGGAGACAATTCAAGCGTTCGAAGATGCCGGCTTGCGCTTCTATAACGACATTGTGTTGGTGAACGCTATCGGCACAGTATCGATGCGTGTTGCGAATCAAATGGTATCCTCGCGGAAGATCGGCAAGGTACATCAAAACGTGTTGGTATTCGTAAAAGGAGACCCAACCAAAGCGGCAGTCGCGTGCGGGCCGGTTGAAGCAATGTCTGACGATGAATGTGCTGCATTGTTCGGCGGGAATGAAGAGCAAGATAATCCGGTCGATGATTAGTTTTGCGGTATATATAAAAGCAGGTGATTAGAATGGCAAGGCCAAGAAAAGAAATAGACTTCGAGCTTGCGGAAAAGCTCGCTCAAATACATTGCACACAGGAAGAAATCGCGTCCGTGCTCGATATGTCCGTTGACA